TTTGACGCTGCTGCTGCGCTTCGTTTTATGAAGAGATTGAGAGCATTGACTGTTTTTAATGGATATTCGGATGCGGCTTTGGCAGGTATTGCGGCTAACGCAGCAGCAGAATCAGCATTCAATCATGATGCTCACGGTGATCCTTCTAGTATTTATGCAGATCAAACCAAAGCACTTCGCAACATCGATGGCAACTGCTCTCACGGTTTCTTTCAATTGAATGTTTGCCCCGAGGATGGAGCAGGATTTAATATAGCAAAAGATAAGGGGTGGATTTCTAATGGCCAATGGACACAAACAGGAAGAGAAAGCTTTGGGTTATTTATAAGTCAGGACAATGGAGCGCAACAATTAACTTATATTGCCCAAAAACTATCTACATTTGGGATAGCCACCACTGATCCCAAAGCATTTGCGAGTAAAATGACACTAGACTTTGAAAGACCCAGAAATAAAGAAATCCAAGCTGAGAGAAGAGCAGAAGCCGCTCAAAAAATTTATGATGCTTACATAGCTGACAAAGGAACTCCGTAATGGCAGAAACATCAACACCACAAAAGAAAGCAATTGACGCTCAAGATCTTTCGCTTGCGAACAATAAAACCAAAGCAATTATTCAATCAGGCGAGTTTTCTGGTCCGTATCATACAAAATTACAAGAATCTTTTCCAACTTACGATGAGGCAATTTGTGAAAATGTTATGTATGGAGAGAACAATGCTTTTGTTATTTTAGGAAGAGATAGACCCTATTCTCTTGGTTCTGGTAAAGGTGCTGGCGGTGGAAGCTGTGGCCGTGTTCACTTAATTGCTGGATTAGCTGCCGGATCTTCAATAGCCAAAGGCCAAGATTCATTAACTGGCCCAAACCTAATAACAGATGCCGCAACCGTATATGTATCGCAAAGAACCAACATAGATGAAATTTTTGGCATTCCAGTTGGTTCTGGTATGTCTTCAAAGAATCGCTCTGGAATAGGAATAAAAGCTGACCATGTGCGTATTATTGGGCGAGAACATGTCAAAATTTATGCTGGCTCTGCTCTAGCTCCCGAGATTGAAGATGAAAAAAATTCATCAGGTGGAACTATCTCCGCTCGTGGACGCATTGATTTAATAGCAGATGACTATGAAGGTTTACAACCTGCTGTCAAAGGACAGAATTTAGTTGAATTTATACACAAAATGCTTGGATATATTCAGAGATTAGCTGGCGAAATTGATGGACTCAATGATAGAATGAGAGCAACCAGCATTGTTTTGGCTGCTCATACTCATCCGAGTCCGGGTGGTGTGGTTCTACCGAGCACTATTCTTAACGGACTAAATGCTCAAACCTTACCACAAGTTATTTTGACTGAGATTAGGGGTATTATAGACAATATCAACTATAAAATAGATGAATTTAACTATGTAAAAGACGACCTTCCAATTTTTGGATCTAATTTTATTCTTTCCGATAGCGTGTATATAACATGAGCACAGAAAATAACTCAGAATTTGTAGATAAGTATATTAATGTTTGTAAAACTCTTCCTGAAGATGAAGAATCAGCGAAGGTTTGTCCGACTTGTATTCCAAATCCAGATTTTGTTTCTCCTAATTGGTGGGAACAAGAAGAACCCTTTTTAGATGAATCGAACTGTATGTATTCAATTACATTAGCAGTTAACAATGATGGCCTATCTTACGATGTGGCTCAAATGCGAGAAGCCGATCTAACGGTAAAACAGTTAATCGATACATATAAACAGTTTGGCGTATTACAATTATTGAGATTTTATAATAAACAAATTTCTAATGAGATTATATTTGCTTTTCCAAATAATCCTGACAAATTTGAAAATCTTATGAGAGAGTCAAATAGAGATATTGCTAGAGCGATTGAGGTATTACAAACTGTACTTCCTAATGGCGTTTCTAATGTATACGACATTCCCGGACCTGTAGCGAAAGATTTAGAAATACAGGGCGGAGAGGTATTTAATCCTACTGCTTTGGAATTATACGCGCAATCCAATGATTATTATATTTCGGATTATCAAACTGCTTTAGGCGGCGACCCTATCTTGGTTCAAGTTACAATCCCAGCCTTTATTTTTGACAGAGTTCCGAAAGCGCAACCGGTTGAAAAACCCGATACACCAAAAACAATTACTCTAGATGGTGTAAAGCTAAAAGGACAGATTTCACGGCTTAAGCAAGCGTTAGGAATCTTTGGAAAATATCAAGCCTATTGGTGGCAAACAGAAAAAGGACGATTAGCCTTTCAACGAACTCTTGTACAGCAAGATGCAGAGGGCCTTGGAGGGCTCGGAGAAGCATTCCAAGACTATTATTGTAAAAATTACACAGCCAAATTAGATCAATTCATTGAAGGGCTTGAATATCTTATTGAATCCCAAACCCGATGGAAATTGAGATCCATTAGTACTCCTCGAAGTGTCGAGGACATAAAAATTTTCTTTGATCAAAGCAATCCATCGAGACCATATCATATTGACAAAATTAAAGTCAAAGGAATGGGCTGTCAATTCGAGAATATCTCATTGACCTCACTGGAGAGACCAGAAGTCCATTTCGGCAAAGAGATGGCTTATAAAACACCATTTAGTAACCAAACATTGATGGGCTATATAGCCAACATCATAGCAATGGATAATGATTTAACAGCTAAAGTAACACCCCCTTGGGTTGATTTTGTTGTTAAATATACTTTTCCTGACTTGTCAATTCAATATGGAAAGGGTGTTCCCTCAGCCAATCCGGGTATGCCTCAAAGTATCCTCGGATGTGTAGTAGATAATCTCGGTGGCGTAAACGGATTGAGAGACTTTTTCTTAGAGACTACCCTTGGTTTTTTCGACGCCATTTCATATAAATGGAATCAAAACGCTTGTAAAACATTGACGGGCGATTATCAATCCCGAGATGCTCAATTGGCGGAACAAGGGGAACAAAGCTTATCCGATCAAAGAAGCGACATGCTCGCTACTGATGCTTCAATCGAGATTAGTAATCACATCAATGAATTACAAAAAGAAATTATAGATATACAAGCCGACATTAAACAGGGCGATGAGGATGCTATTGCTGCCACTGAATTAGAAATAAATGCGGTTCAACAGCAAGATATACCCCGAGAACAAAAGAAAGAAATAATTGAGTCCCTTGAAGCTGTAATTACACAGTTTGAAGTAAGTATAAAAACTAAAGAAGACGCCATTGATTTTAACAGAGATTTAATAAAAGATCTAGAAAAAGATAAAAGAGCAGCCCAAGCCAGTCGCTCAGACCAAAGAGAAGAATTACAAAGTTCTATTGATTCATCAAGACCTAGTGAAAAAGCGGGTGACAAATTAGCACGACAAGAAATACAATCGCAGAAAAGGACAAAACAATCTGTTGAGGAACAATTAGAGGAAATTTCTAATTTCAATGAACTTAGTACATACCAAATAGATCCTACAGAAGCAACCCTTAATAAGCGAAGTTTTAATCAAGCGCTTCGTGGCCTTAAGAGAGATCAAAGACAACAGCGACGACAAAATAGACACCGAGAAAGAGGAGCTTTTAGGGGAGAAGACCCCTTTGTCAAAGCAGGTCGAGAAGCTGTCTTAAACTCATTTGATTTTGAGAATTCTTTAGTTTCTCTTTTCTTGTCTCAACAAGATTTTGAAGATTATGGGCTTGGAGGATTTGACATTACAAATCCTGTACAAAAAATGAAGGATGGTATTGGTCCCGGCAAAGGCGCATTAAAAGGAGAAGCCGCGAAAGGATTTCGAAACTTTTTAGCTCGATTAGGTATTTGTGGATTAAATAAATTAGGCCAGAAAGCAGTTCAATGCCTTTTGGGCGGCATGGATTTGGATACGGCGCTTCGAGCAATTGTTAGAGCAGCCCTTAACGCTATGGCCCCAAACGGTATGCAAACTTTGTTGGCAGGATTAGATCCAAGAGTTCAAGAAGAAATTAGAGCAAAAGTACAACAAGATTTTAAAAATATGCCAGCCCCATGGGAAGAGGGTTATGTTGCTGGTGGTGTTATTAGCAACGAAGAACAACAAACCTCCTTAATGACCTCGTTAGAAAGTAGTGTAGAATCAGTTAATCAAAAAATTCGAAACACAGAGGATGAGATTAATATAACAATCCCAACCAACTTAGAGGCTGTGTATATTTATCAAGATAAAGGCTGGGGCACAATCGATCTTGGGGCCACTTATAGCGGCCATCCGATAGTTGAAACAGATGTTTTAGATCAGATGGAAACAGGAGCATCATTAGGGCCTGAACAACTTTCATATCTTAGGGGCCAAATAAACCGAGACACATATGAGTTGACAAGAGAACTGGATGAATTATTAGTTAAAACCAAACTTGAGCTTGAGAAATTAAAAGAAGAAAAAATCCAAACCACGGGTCTTGAAAATACAGGCCAATTAGCTGTATGGGAGAATATGTCCTCTGAAGAAAAGGACCAAATGATTGAAGATCAGAATGCTAAAAGAATAGTGGCAATTAACAGTCCTGATCAATTTGAGCAAGGATCAATTGGAAAAGTATTAGGATCTGCTCAAGAAGCTATTTTTGATGCTTATATTGAAGCAATTATGGATGTTGCTGAAATCCAAGAGCTTTTTGCTGCTCTTGATAAGGTTCCCGGAGCTAAGTTGATTGCGAGATTGATTGCTTCTTTTGATTGTCCTAATGTTCATTTTGTTTATCCTCCAATTAAATCTTTCTTAAGTACCCTATCTTTTGATGTTTGTAAGGAACGAGGAAGAATAGCTATACCAAACCTTCGTAATCTTCCGAATGTTACTTCTATCAAGCAATTAATTTTTCAATTATTGCGAGATGCCATTGAAGCTGCCATGGAAGAAACGATTGTAAAGGTTCTTAGTGCTTTTGTTTTAAAAGTATTATTAACATTAGAAAATGCTCTTTGTAAAGCTCTTGAAGCAACCGGTAGGTTTGCGGCAGAAGCAGTCAAAGGCCCAAATGCCAATTTTAATGCTGTGGTAAATGAGCTATTTTGCGGAGATGCCTCAGATGATGATGAATTAGATGATATAACTTCTTCATTATTAACATCTATAGGGTTAACACCAGAAGCTCTTGATACATTAGCTAAACAAGTTACTCCGACCAGTCTCAAGGGGTCTCATAAACAATTGTCTCAAGACATTTCTAATATTGTGTCTCGTCGAGAATTAAAATTATTGATTACTGCTAACGATGGACAGCAAGATCCACAGACTTTAAAAAGAATTTCTTCAACAATTACTTTGCGTCATCCTGAATATGCGTTTGCTTTTGATGACCCGTCTAAGGTAGCACAAATATTTGGCTCTTTGGGCAACTTCATGACTCCATCCCAGAGACAACAAATAAAAGATCAACTTTCTACCTTTCCGGTAGACATACCAGTTGACCCAAGTATTTGTTTAACTAAAGATCAGCTTGACGAGTGGAACCAAGTAAGACAAGATACTTTGACAAATGCTGGAATGTCTCCAGAAGAAGCTAGTGAATATCTTGACAAAGTAAATGACCGAGCAAATAATGACTTAATTGAAATTGCTTCTGTTATGGCTGCTGGTCCTACCTCAGCTATGCAAGATGCGATAGATGAAGCACTTAAGGCTGATCCGGATTGTGATGACGGCAACGCCATTACTAAATTTTTACCGGAAGAAGCTAAGGCAAAAAGAATAGAGGATGCTAATGGAGTCTATAGAAGTCTACAAATCTCATATATAAACGATATGATTGGTAAAAGAGACTCTTTTTTAGATAATATTTTAGCAGATACTTTCAATGCTCCACTCAAGGTTCACGAAAGAAAAACAGATAATTTGATTTTTCAAATAGACTACGCCAATTCAGAAACAGATTGGGAAAATAAAAAGACTCGCTTTGAAGAAACTCGAATTGGTGAGTTCTATTTTACAGCGCTTTCCGATGGTGAAGCGATTGGTGTTTTCCCCGAGACTATTGGCATAAACGCTAGGAATAGTTTTTTAGATAATGATTTTATGCTTACCACCAATTTTGAGTTTTCTCGTAAACGAAGAAACTTAACACGATCAATCGAGGTCGGGTGGCTTGGCCTTGGAACTAGACAAGTCTCTATGTTCAAACCTTATGTAAAAAAGCCTGATTTAAAGCTAACATTTAATAATGACAATGATCTCAAAGTTAATTTCAACATTGAAACTGCCTATACTGTTCAAAGTGATCAGAAGGTTTTTATTGAGAAAAACTTTGGGTATAAAGTAGGAATTATTTATGAAGGGTCCAATAACACTCTAGAACAACAAACCGACGCTAGTGTAGACGCCGACAGGAAAGATAAAGATAAAATAGTAAAAATACCTCAATATCGAGTTATAAATTCTATTTTACCTGATGTTACATCATCACTTCTTATTCAAAACTATGATGTAACCAACAAAGAACTTCAAACTCATAAACACACCTATCAAAGCATGCTTTTGACCAATTACTTAAATGAGTCATTAGCATCTGCTTCTCATCCTAATTTACAATTTGGTGCGGTTGCCTCTTTTTATAATCAATTCGAAAGCAAGATTTTTAAAGATATATCTGATTCTCTTGTAGAAACTCAAGATGGCGAAATACCCCAAGGGTTTCAATTTGGATATGAAGCTGATCCGATTACAACATCTGATCTTCTTTATGTAAACCCCGAGGCTGATCCCGATGATGAGGATACATGGGAATATACTTATGAAAATGATGACATGGTATTAGGAAAATCTGCTACTGAGAATCCTCGTGTTCATTTTCTTGATCCAAACGCTTATGGCGGCTCCTATACTAACCCAGCTTTTTATGTTGAGCCGGGCTCTTATCAAGGATGGCTTGGCCTAGCTCAAGTTATTGTTCCTGAGATTGATGGTTGTAAGCCCAAAAGAACTGATTTGGTAGATTTTAACGCAATGTCCAAAGAAGTCTCAAAGATTGAAAGTAGCATAGAGCCTGATAGCCGATTAGGGTCAGACCCAGATTGCGTAAAGCACATACCATATGATCATATTGCTGACCCAAATACACTAGCTTACTTAGATGTAACGGTGGCAGCAACCATAAGAATCTATTGTTCAGAGGCTCTTTTAAAGGCAACATCTATTTTTTCCTTTTTAGAATATAACGAAAATAATTATGATGCTGGATTTGCCCAAATGATAGCCGAAGAGATGGAACAAGGTCTCTCACAAGAAACAACCTTTTTTAATGTGGGAAGATATCAGGCATTTAATTATTGGCTTGTTTTCTTAGAGCAAGCAGTACAATCAGCAGTTAGAAAAATAAAGAGCGGAGAAATATCCTCAACTCCCGAAATTGATCAAGCTCGTGAAGTAATAAATACCATACAACAAGATTATAGGTATCCTAATAAAGATGATCTTGAGGTTATTAGAAGAGTAAAAGAAATAGATTTTGAAGATCCCGAAATTCAAAAGGCTACCGTTTTAAATGCGTTCATTGGCGGAATTGCCGCTTTAACTTTCCCAGCCGTGATTGGCGTTGGTGGCGCAGTTTTGGGAACTATTGGAGTTGGTCTTGGATTAATGTCATTGAGACAACTGCGATTTGCGACTAAAATGGATGCTCTCAATAAGGGCAGAAAAGCGAGCATGGTATTACTTAAAGCTTTGATACAGCTTGAGCTTGAAAAACTTTCTGTAAGATTAGCTGAGAATACAGCGCTAAGACCTTATGTCTCTAATCTTCCAAAATACATTTTAAGTAATAAAAAACTCACCGGTGGTTCTAATATAAAAGCTGGTCTTTATGATATTGAAAAACCTATAGTAGATGGCGAATTGGACCTTCAATACGGAGACATTATACAATCTTTTAGTGACCCAAGTGTTGTACAACTATCAGATTTACTTCCTGAAGAAGCCTCTAGTGGTTTTCTCATTGAAAAGTATATACGAACTGTTGATAAAACACCTTCTGCCGACGAACCTGAATATGTAAGGTTAGTTAGAGAAAGACCAGAGAATTTGAAAGGAGTTTGTAATATAGATGATTTTGTCGCATGGGCTCAACCCTTTAGCCAAACTATCTCTTCAGACTTAAACATTTCTGATTTATTTGGTAATGCTACAGTAGCACCTCCTCCAGAACCTTATGCCGGAACAGTAGGTTTAAAATTCGGTGTCCGACTTAGTTTAATACCGAATGCTACATTAGCTTCTCAAATGAACCCAGCTTCGTTTGATAGAGATGTTATAAAGCGTGAAAAATCTTACCTTATTGGCGGAAATCCAGTAATACCATTAGTATCTTATGAATATGATTATAAAGATGTTAAATTCCAAGAATTAAAGTTTAATGAACCAAACATGGGCGAAGATTTAAAGTGTTATGTTGATAAGCTTGTTTTGACCCCTAAATACAAATTACTTATGAATTACATTTTTGGAATCCAAAAAGTATCCAGTATTGCTTCAATTTATATGAATCACTCTTTTATACCAGCCATCGGAACTGACGCTAGCGAAAGAAGTTTTGACGATGTTATGGAAAGATTTGATGAGTCTTGGAAAGGAGAGGTATTAACAGATTCTAAGGGCGAGGCACGACGGCTCTTTGTAGGATTTTATCGATCTAATGATTTTGAATCTACTGATGATGAAGACTTTACACTAAGACAATTTCTTAAAAATGTAATGCCAAATATATTTGGTGTTAATAGAAGTTTAGTCCCATGGTGGAGAAGAAATAGAATGAGAGATAGACCATTTGATAAAGATGGAAAAGACTGTGCGGGAGAATACGGAAGCTTTTTTACTCCGGAGGATGATTAAATGGGAACTTCAAAAACTTTAAAAGATTTTTATGAAAAAAATGATTGGCTAAGCGACATCACTTATGGGCCAAATATGAATAATGCGACATCACCCGATGATGATATAAGGGATGCTCGCGAAGAGTTAAAACAAAACTTTAGACTTTTGCTCTTTACAATACCGGGAGAAATAAACACAGATCTTCAAAGAGGCATTGGAATCCAACAATTTCTTTTTGAATTTAATAGCGGAGCCACACAATCTCAAATCTCTGCTCGTATCTACCAACAAGTAGCCACTTACATACCCGCAATAACAATAAACAATATTACCACCGAATCCAATCCCGATGATTTAAGTTCTCTTTATCTGGCAATTTCTTATTATGTTCCTCAAATTGACCAATTTGATGCCATTAGATTAAAAATAGAATAGAAAATTTAGTCTTTTACTAATTACAGAGAAGAGGATCACGAAATGGCCAATAAGAAAATAGTACCGATTAAATACACGAGTCGTGATTTTAAAACAATTAAAGAAGACTTAGTTGATCATGCCAAAAGATACTACCCTGATAACTATAATGATTTTAGTTCAGTTGCCTTTGGTTCACTGGTATTAGATTCGGTCTCTTACGGGTGTGATATCCTCTCGTATTATCTAGATTATCAAGTAAACGAGTCTTTTATTGATACATCTATAGAATTTGACAATATTCGTAAACATGCTAAAAGCCTAGGCTATTCATTCTTTGGAAGACCCATTGCTTTTGGGACTGTTTCATTATTTGTTTTAGTTCCCGCCAATGCGAACGGAACGGCCCCTGATACAGCTTATTATCCTACTGTCAAAAGAGGAACTGAATTTTCTTCTGCGAATGGAGCTAACTTTATTTTAACTGAAGATGTTAGATTTGATGACCCCATAAATGAAGTTGTTGCTGCTCGATTTAATGTAACTACGGGCGCAACAACTTATTTTGCTATTCGCGCCTATGGACAAGTCTCATCAGGAAAGTATGCTATTTCAACAGCTAACTTAAATGATTCGGGCTTTCAGCGGTTCCGCCGCGTAAGAATTGGAGGCCCCGAAGTATCAGATGTGATTTCAGTAAAAGATTCTAATGGAAATCAATATTATCAAGTGGATTATTTATCTCAAGAAGTAGTTTATTTGGAAACAACAAACCAAAATGCTGCGGCAGATGGTGTTAGAAACATATTAAAGCCCTATGTTGCGGCAAGAAGATTTATTTTAGATCAAGATGATACTGGAACTTATCTTCAATTTGGATTTGGTTCCGAAGATGATGATACTACAGGAATTGTAGAGCCTTCTCGTGTTGCTATTCAAATGCACGGAAAAAGATATATTTCAAGCCGTTCCTTCGATCCTTCACAATTATTAAAAACAAATAAGCTCGGCCTTTCTCCGAATGGAACCACTTTAAATATTGTTTATCGTTTTAACGACGCTATTACAAACAGCGTCCCAGTTAATTCTTTAAATACAGTTATTGGTAGAATTGTAGAATTTACCAATACAGATTCATTAAATAATAGCATGAAGCAAGATGTTGCTTCTTCATTAGAAGTTAGTAATCCAGAGCCAATAAGCGCAGGTACAACCGGCGTAACTAATGAAGAACTTAAAATAAGATCTAAAAATTATTATGCTACTCAGAATAGAGCAGTTACTAAACAAGATTATGAAACAATTTGTTATAAAATGCCAGCTAAGTTTGGAACAATAAAGCGAATTAATATGGTAAATGACCCAAGCGCAACAAATAGGCGACTTTCTTTATATGTCATCTCAGAAAACGCAAATGGAAAATTGGTAACAACTAATAGCACCATTAAATCTAATCTAAAATTTTGGATGCAAGATTATAAGATGCTTAATGATGTAATTGATATTTTAGATACTAAGATAATTAATTTTGGAATTGACTTTGAAATCTCTGTGACTCGAACGAGTGATCCTACAGATGTTATTAATCGAGTAAAATCTCGAATCTTAAATGACTACGATTTACAATTTTATATTGGAGAGCCAATTTATGTCTCTCAATTATTTAGTGTTATTAATAAAGTTGAAGGCGTAGCTGATGTTATAAAGGTTAAAGTTTTTAATAAATCTGGTGGTATTTACTCTGCGTCGTCAGTCCCTTTTAAACAATTGGTTTCTAGAGATGGAACCTTTTATAAGGCGCCCGGCAATGCTATTTTTGAATTAAAGTACCCGAACTCAGACATCAGAGGAGTCGCAAGATAATGGCTATAAAAAGATATTTTGCTACAAAAGACAATACCATTACCAATGCTTACCAATTTAACCTAGTAACCAGAGGAACTGGTTCATCTATGGGCCAAGCTGACATATTAGAAGTTTTTTCTATTTATGGTCAAGAGTCCACATCATCTTCTGAGCTATGTAGATTTATGCTTGAGTTTGATACAACGGCAATCGCTGCCGATAGAGCTTCAAATTCTATACCAGTTTCGGGAGAATGTAAGTTTTACTTACAAATATATAATGCGAGACACTCCCAGAGTCTTCCAAGAGATTATAATCTTAATATTTATGCTGTTTCTAGTCCATGGCAAGAGGGAAATGGTATAGACATGGTAAACTATACTGATTTAACTTATGATCAAGTAGGATCTAACTGGATTAGACGATCTGGTTCTACTTCTTGGTCAGCGGAGGGTGGAGATTTCCACGCAGACCCAGCATTTACAGCAGAGTTTCCTATTGGAACCGAAGACATGAAAGTGGATGTTACTACTTTAGTTGAACAATGGCTGGCTGGTACAAAAGACAATTATGGATTTCATATTAAATTACCACCTAGCCTTGAAGACTCACAAATCTCTTACTATACTAAGAAGTTTTTTGGAAGAGACTCAGAGTTTTGGTTTAAGCGACCCACTCTAGAGGTAAGATGGGACTCATCTATTAAAGATAATAGAGGTAACTTTTATACTTCTTCATCACTTGCTCCAGCGAATGATAATTTAAACACCTTATATTTATATAACTTTGTGCGTGGCAACTTAACTAATATTCCCGGAGTAGAACAGGGAGAATTATTTCTAGATCTTTATGCTTCTACTGGTAGCACAACAACAGCAGAAACTCTATGTTTAAGTACACCAGTCACTGGCGGATGGGTATCTACTGGGATTTATTCAGCCTCCGTATGTATAGAAACCACTTCCTCTTTACTTTATGATGTATGGTATACTGGATCTGTAGGATCTTATACGCAGTATCATACTGGATCTGTTTCAACCGATCAATTAGTGGCCCAAGATTATTCGCTTACAAATACTTATATTTTAAGCGTAACTAACCAACAGACCCTATATTATCCAACCCAGAACGCTCGATTTAGACTTTTTGCCAGAACTAAGGGCTGGTCTCCAAATATTTACACTGTAGCTCAATCTACAGTTCCTACACTTGTTTTTGAAAGTGCTTCATATCAAATTACTCGTACCGTAGATGATCAAGTTGTGGTCCCCTATGGAACAGGTAGCCAATATTCAACAATGCTTTCTTACGATGTATCGGGAAATTATTTTGACTTTGATATGTCAATGCTTGAAGCTGGGTATAGTTATGGAATCCATTTCTCGCTTTATGATTCGGCAATTGGATCGTATGTAGAACAACCTTCAGAATTTAAATTCAAGGTAAATAAATATGACTATTAAGGGTTTATTTGATAAAAATAAAATCGCAGCAGTTAGTTCCTATAATTCAGAAAGTATAAACATAGAATCTCCTGAATTTTTAGATACTAAGATAGAAGATAATGCAACTTTTGTACCTTTACTGGATTTTTCAGACCCTAATAATTTTATAAAATTTGGATCAGCAGAGTTATATTATTCTAGTTCAATAAATCGAATTTATCAAGAGTATCCCTACGATGGCTCAGGTAAAGAAAAATTATCATTCCAACTTTCTTCATCCTATTTAGACCGATGGCTTTTTGAAAAGAAATATCCCATGTCAACTGGGTATATTACCTTTAACGCAAGTGGCTATGGAACTAGTGTTTTAACTGAAGGTTGGGGACGACCCTCATCTACTTCAGATTATGAATATATTTCTGCCTTTGGTGGTCTCCACACAGCTTCAGCAGGTATGGCTACCGGCCAGCTTTATAAAAACTTTGATAAATCTGTTATTTATAATGCTTCAACCGACCAAACACAAAATTTTCTTATCAACCCCATGTCAGGTACAACTATAGAGTGGTGGTTAAACAAAGATCAATTCATTGTTGGATCAACTGAAAAAGAAACTATTGTAGATATTTGGAATAATGAACTCTCTTCATCCGCTGACTATGGTCGTTTAACCATTTATCTTACTGGTTCAGGCCCCGCCGATGGTGGTACCAACCCTATTCGTTTAAATTTTATGAGTGGAACCACAGGTTTTGTAAATCAAAGTCTCGCATCATCATCATTTACAACTTCTTCGCTAGCAGACGGCAACTGGCATCATTATGCTTTGTCTATCTTATCACAATCTGCTGGTGTAAGGCTTTATTTTTATGTTGATGGAGTCTTAAATAATGAACAAAGAGTGGGTCCATATGGAGTAAGTGCTTTCACTGGCCGAACAAATGCCTATGTCGGAGCACTCCAATCATCTCCCTCGGGAACAACCGGAGACCAAAACGATTTAAAATATGCTGGTAAGCTGATTGCTGATATGGATGAATTTAGGTTTTGGAAAAGCCGAAGGACTTCAAGAGAAATTAATTTACATTGGTACCGACCAGTAGACGGTGGAGCAAATACCGAACTTAATAATACAGCGTTAGGCTGCTATTATAAATTCAATGAAGGTATAACCACAACTGCTTCAATCGATAGCAAGGTTTTAGACTATTCAGGACGCTTAACTAACGGCGCATGGACAGGTTATACAGCCGCTGGTAGAAATACTGGGTCTTGTTTCACATCAGCCTCTGTTTCAGTTGAGCGCGGCGATCCAATTATTTATCGAACCAATCCTTTGGTAAGTTCTCTATACAGCGAAATGCAAACCAGTGGTAGTAAATACGATCTTCGAAATACAACCTATCTTTATAAGAGAGTTCCGTCATTTTTGAGATCTAATGATGAGATGACCAATAAAGATATTAAGTTTTTATATCAAATTATTTCTTCTTATTTTGATACTCTTTATGCTCAAATTAAAATTTTACCTCAACTTACACAGAAAAATTATCTATCTTCATCGTTAAAACCCCTACCATTCGCCAATCGGCTCTTGGAAAGCAGAGGCTTTATTACAAACGAATTATTTGTAGATTCGGATGTTATTGAATATTACGACAATAATGATTTAAATAACATAAAGTTTGAGGACAATGTAGATAATATTAAAAATCTAATCTACCACAATATTTATAATAATCTCGATGGCATTTATAAATCTAAAGGAACCGAACAGTCACTCCGAAACCTGTTGCGTTGTTTCGGCATTGATGATGAATTAGTAAAGCTGAGCGTCTATACGGACGGCGGCACTCATTATTTTAATGACAATTTCAAAGATTCGAGTATTACAAAGACTTATATCAATAATAATGCTATCAATTATTTTAGTGGATCTTCATTCCAAAGTTCCTCTGTCATTGCTAGATCATTTATAACTGGCTCTGGGGCTCCAAAATTAGAACGATTTAATGCTCTTACATTAGAGATTGATACTGTCATCCCCTACAAAGTGAGATCAATTGATCAAGGATATTTTGGCACTCCATTTGTTTCAGCTTCTATCGGTGGATTTCACCAAGCAAACGACAATGATTATGATTGGGCTGAAAATGAAGTCGCCAACCTACAAATGTATCTCATTAGAGATGAAATTAACTCAAATAGAGCAAAGTTTTTACTTACTAACCAAGATGGGACTATCAACCTTAGTTCAAGCTACTACGATGACATTTATGACAATAATCGATGGGTTTTAGCCGCTAGAGTCAAACCTGTTAACTATGGTGTGGCTGGTTCTGCTTTAACCTCATCAAATCCTACTTATGAACTATCTTTTTATGGTGTTAACAATGCGTTTGGAAGTGTAAGGCATTCATTTAATGCCACAGCCAGTTTGAATTATGCCTCGGGCTCTTCATTCCTTTCAAATGCCAAAAGAATTTATGTTGGCGCTCATCGACAAAACTTTTCTGGTTCTGTTCTTGCGGCAACTGATCTTAAGTTTGGTGCTTGTAAATATTGGTTTGATTATATTAGCGACGCAGATGTTAAAGCTCATGCTCAAGATGTAACAAATTTTGGAGTAGACAACCCCACAAGAAATGCTACTCTCTGGACATTAAATTTAACCGGAACAGCTATACCTCGTTCTGATTTATTGGCTTTAAATTGGGACTTTGACCAAGTAACTGGCTCTAACGCTTCCACAAGATTTGAAGTGGCTGACTTATCGTCTGGTTCCACCAACACCATTTATGGTTGGATTGATGGCATCATACGCAGAAACCACGAAGGAACAGGAATTAGCTATGGTGCTACTCAAACCTCCTTCGTAAAACAAGAGTTAGTATATACCAGCAAGAAAGAACTACCAGAATTTTCTTTTACCTCAGATAATATTTTTATACAAGATGAAAAGCAAGTTTATTTCATAACCGATGATGATGTAAGCGACAACTTTTATTCTCTTGAAAAGAGCATGTATCAAATTGTATCAGAAGAAATGTTGGATCTTTTTTCATCAGCAGTAGAATTTAATACTTTAATTGGACAATCTGTAGAACGCTATCGCGGACGCTATAGGCATTTGGAAAAGATGAGAGAAACCTTTTTCCGAACTGTACAATCAGATTTAGACTTTGATCGATTCACAAATTATTATAAATGGATTGATGACGCTATTACTGACATGGTAACCCAGCTTTTCCCTGCATCTGTCCGACATTCAGAGAGAATAGCCAATACTATAGAAAGCCATATCCTTGAAAGAAATAAATATCAAAACAAATTTCCTTTGACGACTAGACTTAGCTCTACAGAGGGTAACGCACTAGGGATAGGCGAACTTCAATATAATTGGAAGTTTGGCCATGCGCCCATTCCAGCGACAAGCAGCGCTAATTGTCTATGGCAAGATCAACGAAAAGAACGGTCTAACGCCGAAGATAGACAATCAATCCTTGATATAGCAACAAATTACAATAATGCCAAAGGACCAATTTTATATTCTATGTCCGGCGCTGCTAGATCGTATTCTGGATCAGCGTATGCCATTAATACATTGGCGAAGCCCTACAAGCTCAATCTTGGTCTCGATGCCCCTGTTCATGGCGGAATTAACTACAACGAGAGCAAAGATAGAGAATTTGTCTATAACGCCACCTATATCCATGGACCAGTTAGTTTAGAATATCCAAAAGGAATTCCGCAAAATGTAATGGTCGTCGGTGTCGGAGACGGTCAAGGGGTCGAACCATTTGTAAATTGTAGTGATGAACTCGCTCCAAATCAAAAAAGAAAATGGAATTTTGATGCTGTCATGGGCCGCTTTGCTACTGGATTTAAACCAGAAGCCCGAGCAGGACTCGATTACGAATACAAAGTTAAAGGCTCCATCTATTGGCCAACCAATGTAATGTCCGGTAATGTAAAGAGCGGATATCAGAAAAAAGTTGTTGAGACCTTTAAATCTGGTACCATCATTACAAACATTCACGCAGACACCTTTTCGCCTACTAATGAAATTGGACTACAATCTCCTTTCACTAATGCTTGGGTCGGAGGTCATCAATCAAGACATGTTGATTTAAATAAATATTCTTCTTTAAACACGACGCCCAATAATCTTGATGCTTGGGACACACGCCCCGAAGCTTGGAGACTTCTTTTCAGAGAATGTGGTAATGCCTCCGTCGCTTCAGGATCTCTTTCTGGCTCAGCCGATGGCGCAATGGGTTTTGTTGGTCCTGATTATGGTGGTCCTTATCCTGATTATAACAGAAAATATGCTGTTAGATATCGTGAAGAACGAGTTAAACGACCCGTAAATTTAAAAAATATTCAAACTACAACCGCATCGGTAGTCCAAGGAAACTTTACTAATAACTATGAGGTTATAAGTACCTTTGGAACTTATGGAAATAGTCCAATCTTAAAAGAAGCTACTGGCTCTTTGCTTCCTCACCCAATAGCGGAAAATCTACCTGCCACCACCAACTATCAAACCTTGATGGCCCAAACAACCGGCGCTTATGGAAATGTATTTGGAAACTTTGCTTCACCTTTTGGAACTGGAAGCGCTGAGAATAATCGTCAGTATGTTAAAAAAAGAACATCAGGTGTTGCTGGTCAATACGCCTCGGGAACAGTGTTCTCAGTTGCTCCTTATGATGTAGTAACTGTTGATGATCAATTAAAATTAAAAACTGCCTCTGGCGGTACCTATAACATCTATATAAGTGGTGGAGTCGAAACAGGACCAGTATTGGTTCGAACCGGATCTAGCAACGAAGGATTCTGGGATGATATAGTATCTGCTGTTGACAGCGGAGATTATACAAATACTACCTATGTTTCAGGCGGCGGTGTTATTTCTGATGCTTTACTTATTAAAGCTGGATTCGGAGCAGCACTTCGTAATGATTTGGAAGTAGACAATCCTTTAAATTTATTTAGCCCATCGAATACCGATGGCTACGCTTGGTCAGGGTGGATTCTACGCCCAAGCAATCAAGCTGCCCAACAGCGAACAATTTTTGCGATTGAAAACATTGCTGATGGTCGTTCAAAAATGACATCCTACATCAACAGTGGCGGAGATTTCCTAGCTGTACAAGTAGGAACAGAAAATGGTGCCGGTTCTTATTTAGGGTCTTCCATATGGACTTATTGGGGACCAAACAAAGAAGGCTTTGAAAATGTTCATGACGATCAATGGACGCATGTTGGAATAGTATTAAATTCTTCCTCTGTGCCTACAGATACCAGTCTTACAATGTATATTAACGGAGTATCTGCTTCAATAGCCACTCCGTCATTCACTGGGGTAGCTAGATTTTATTCTGGTTCATCCATGACTATGTACGCAGGACAAAATGGTTTTGCTGGTGGTAGCCCTCCCCAAAGACAACAATGGACCGGCTCTTTTAGCGAGTGGTCTTTTATGACTGGTGGTGCTCCCAACTCTGCCACGATGAAAAGCCTTTATAACTTTGGTTATCAATGGGAGTCGGGAATGTCTGCCCAATCTGTTCCGGGGCTCGGTGCCCATTGGATGATGGGTGGAACAGGCTCCGTAGGGACCGATGCCACTATTTCTACTAGAACCACAATTTATGATCAAACTGGCAACGGGTTTAATATCACAGGCGGCGTTGATCCCGGCAACACTCCGTTGACTTTTGTAACACAACGAACAACCGCTCTTTCTGGTACGGTTGAAAACCTCCGAACTCCAACAACAGCTTCGTTTACGCTGACTGCTTCATCAAAAACTTCTCTAATTAATGGAGCGTTGTTGACTGTTGGAACAACCATGATTCTTAATGGAACTAGTTCTGATTCTGGTTGGTATGATTTAGGGTCTTTAACAAATGGTGTCTCACCTATAGCTGAGATTAAAGCTCAATCCAACATTATAGAAATACAAAGAGACGATTTAACCGGCTCTGACTCAATTATAAGAACTAGGTTCTCTGCTCCCGGTGGTCCTGAGATAAACACAAGAGGGTACTTAGACATTGGATCACAAGAATTCTCAGCTTATAATGCGATGCCTTATAGAAATTTAACTGTTCTAAGCTCAGGAAGTGGCGAACATGGCACTATTAGAGTTGACAGCCAACTTGGAAAGAGGGATGGATTACAAACCATGCTCCGGAGACATATGGGGAAATTTGGTATTGACTCACAGTTTGCTGCGAGCTACAACACATCAGCGCCTTCTGCTTCTTACACTAAGATTCCAAGAAATACAATGGTCGTTGTCCGAACCGGCTCACTAATTATTAAAGCGAACTATGATAACGAATATGTTACAAGAGCCATACCAGCACAAGATTATGGATATGCGTGGGTAACTTCATCGCTAGGTCAAGAATTATCTCCTCGCATTGCGGGAGAACAACTTGTATTTGGTTATTGGCCGGTTGATGGCACTTTAAGCGCCTCTGCCAATGTTCCATGGAGAAGTAATGGCTTTGATACTGCCTTAAACTATCCCACCAGTTCAGCAATAACAGGAATTAAATTATGAGCTTATTTATAGATTTTGTAGGTTTAAATACATTAGCGCAAGATGCAGTATCTGGTTCAATCGGCGGAGAGAATATTATTGGGTATCCATCCGGAAGCCCATCTTCGTCCTACGCAAATCCGCATTGGAGAATAGATAATCGTCCTGAGTGGTTTAACGGATTAATGCTCCATCGGAATGGTCCCGGAGGCAATTCATCGTTTAAGCAAGTTAGGGTTCATCAAAATCCTCTAACTCGCTATCAAAATAATAATAACATTTTTACCATAGTTGAAGAGCCATCTGAGATAATCAATCCTTATTTGGCAACAAGCCAACCTTTTGTGAATTATATTAGTTCGAGGTATGGAAATATTTTATCTTACAAAGAACCACCAGTAACTGATAAATATAGACCTTTAAACTGGATTTTTGGTATTGACAATCTTAGTTCTCGCATTGAGAATCCAACTGACTTAGCTGTTCCGACAATCGAACGGGTAATGGTTAATAATACATATGCCAATGAACTTGGCTATTTTGTCAATACTTCTCTTAACAATTATCTTGGCTTGCTCGAACCATCAGATCCAATGTATGATAAGGTCACTAGCTTTTATTTAAGCGGTGGTATCGATGCTGCGGATAGCCCTGTATCTAACTTTGAATATTTAAAGTATGGAGAAAAAGTATTTCCTCGTGAAATTAACACCTACAGTGCTGAGGTTAGGTCGAGAACAACTTATGTAAATAATTATTGGAGAGACAGCAGAATCCAACGCACCCAAGGCAATGTAAGCAATGGGTTTGGAAGTACAGTAAGCCAAAGCATGTGGGCTCTTGATGCTGGTGAAAGTTGGGCAACCAAAGCGTATGTTCATACAGGCTATATATCTTCTACTTATATGTCGGGCGCAGGTGTACTTCAAAATCAATACAATATGTTTGGTATGCTTCCTAGTGGTTCCATGTCAGCTAATGTTAAATTAAGACCAGCCCCTATCTATACAAGATTACATACTTTAAGTTCTTCATTATCAGTCATGTCATTGAGTGGCCTATGGATTGATGAAACCTTTGAGGGTACCTCACCTGTTGTGCCACAAGGCGTGGGTGCTTTATTCCAAGGAACAGCCTTGTGGGAAGCAGGTTCTCAAGCCGGAAAGAATCCTTTTGATACTAGCTATGATGTTTGGGCAGAAAATGTCCGTCTCAAAGGTCAAGATTTTTCTATTATACCGGAATACCGAGTTCATAATTTTATAGATAGATTTAATACATTGGGAAACAATATAGACATTTATGATGTTTTTGAGATGACTGGCGGTGCCGCAAATGCCCAAAATTCATCAGAGGAAAATTTTTATAAAACCTATAGCACTTCTGATTTTATGAAGTATTTTGGAAAGATTAAAAAAGACCATGAAGGTTTTGTTGATCCTTCAACGATTAAGCTAAGTTTTACCGCAATTAAAAAATTCTTGGCTTATGATTCATTTTATCCATCACAAAGAACCGTAGATTTGGCAGATCAGTTCTATGCTTCTTTTAATGATCATATTTCAAGTTCTCAAGCTCCTTGGGCTGGTGCGCCCTCGGCAAATCCCGGCCTCCAGACAGCAGCAGCGGCAATGAATTTATATGCTCCACTTTTTGCTCCCGGCATTTTATATAATAGTATCAAATCTGGTGTAGCAGTAGATTATCCCCTCATAACCGGAAGCTTAATTGGTCCTTATAGAACATATGGAACTCATGCCTTGAGGGATAAAGCCCAAGCTGCACTCCTTATTACAAACCCAGAGTATGAGATATTAAATGACAATTTTGATATTAGAATACCTTTCGAGGCCATTATCAGCCCACAAGCTCATTTGGTGGGATTAGAGCTAGTCAGCAACGAACCAAATCCATCCGGTAATACTGATTATACATGCTTTTGGGCAGGCGGGGGAGATAATCTTTATAGCGAAATGGCATCTAACTTTTTTGCTGAAGTAGCTGATTTTTATTTACAAGATGCCGGTTTTACTCAAATACAATCTCTCGAGCAACAAGATCCCCTGTTTGGACAATTAGAAGCAGGAAAAGATTACCGTATGAGAGTTAAGATGTACCGTACTATGGATGGTCCAAATTTATCATTTGATAAAGGAGATGGCCTCTACCTGCCTCCACAAGATATGATTAACATGGCAACAGCTTATACAAGCTCTGATCCAAATATTGAACCCCCTTGGAAAGTAACAGACGGTCCTAGAGAAACTATGACCATGTATTCTAGACCGTCAGCTTTTGGACCACCATGTTTCGGAGGAAACTTTGCAGTAGGGATCCCAACGGCGCCCTATGAGTCAGCAGGTGCTCTTAACGGCTATAATTTTCCATTTACACCTCCTTATTATCATGGAGAATCATGGGCAGATTTCAAATTTACTCCTTCAGAAAGCCGAAAACATTCTGTCTCAGAAATTATTAATGGCGCAACTATCGATTATTGGAGAGTAGATCAATACGCATGGGAAAGCATCTGGAAAATCCCATCCTATCCACACGGACCTCAAGCCTCAGACATTGCTAACGGCTATGTTAATATTCAAAATAATGCTATGCAATTGAGCGCTAGCGTTAATTTAGTAGGAACGACCAACAAAGCAACATCGTTTTCGTTTTCACAGGGAGGTCTGTTGCCCTTCGTTATAAATTCCGCAGATGATCCCGGTGACACTAGATGGGTTATTCAACCTAGATTTGAATCACCAATTTTAAATTTTAACAACGCTTCATTGACAACAGCCTCAGCTAATTTGTTCACTGCTCAAACACCTCGTGGTATGTGGCATCAATACGGAGAAGTACCACAAGGAGATACAGGGATTTTTTTAGAAGTTGCCGAAGTTCCTGAGTCGTGGATAAATAATAGGCTGGATGATAATGCCTCAAACAATCGATCTTTAGCTAATGCTGTTGGTATGAGTAGAACACCTCAAAGACTGGGTGAAATAGCCAATAGCAAGCTTATATCCGAAGCGGTGGTGGCTGTACCATTCATCGAGATACAGGGCGAAAAAAGGTTCTTTGAATTTACGAGAGAATCAATAAATCTAGCTATGAATAAAATTATTAGTATAGCACAAGATAGCCCTTTGCCAACAATTGGCTCGGCTCGCGTCGCAGCAGGAGTCTCCAATGATGTCGGATTTTCTATCCTTGATATGGTAAGAAAAATTGGTACTTATAATTTCCCACCTAATTTTGATTTTATTAGAGATCAAACAATGAAACCCTTTGCTATGTATATTTTTGAATTTTCGCATGTTTTAAATAAGCAAGATTTAGCGGACATCTGGCAGGGATTGCCTCCATCAATCGCAAGCGAAATGGTAGAATCTCAAGCTTCAATCAGTCACCCTCTTTTAGCAAAAGAACTCTTAGGCGGTGGCCATCCGGGTGATGAAACAAGAACAGGAGGGTTTCTGCCAAGTAAAATTAAATGGATGGTTTTTAAAGTTAAGAGAAGAGCAAAGAAAAATTACTCTAGTAAAATTGCTTCAGGTGATGCTTCAGAGGTTGTTAGTTCCACAAGACAACATGAGACATATAACTGGCCATATGATTATTTCTCTTTAGTAGAATTAGGCAAACTAGATGTAGAATTTACATATTCTAACATCACGGTTGCTGGTAATACAACGATCAATGATCCGATAGGCTATGAAAGAGTAGGACAGGAAACACGAGAACTCTCCGAACCAACCCAATACAGCTCGGGCCTTGATAATATCTACCAAGAAAATAAAAAAGACATGGTAGGCATAATGAAAGCCAAACAAGCACTAGGAACGGGCCAAGTACTGTATGAAGAAACAGCCGCCCAAGTAAACGCTTTCTATCAAGCAACGCAAAATGTTATTGATCTAAATGAGGTCACCATTACAGTCATACCTCCACCTAATTTACCCAAGTACCCATAATAAGGAGAGAATAAGTGTCATTTTTTAATAAAAAAGAAGAAGTAATTTCAATCGAGCTAACTCCCTATGGTAGGCACCTCCTTTCGTTAGGAAAGCTTCAACCTTCTTATTATGCTTTTTATGATGATGATATTTTATATAATCCTGAATCTGCTGGTGGACTAACCTCAAGTGCTGAGATAAAAGATCGAATTTTAACAGACACTTCTTACTTAAAGCCTACATACATTTACGAAAGCCTAGACAAAATTATAACTGAATCAGAAACTTATTTAGATTCCGATCATATTCGCTATCCTTCTTCTAATAATAAGATTTATTATTTACAGAAACCAATGGGAACAATGGCTTATTCAGCGATAACAAACCCAGCTTTTCAAGCTACATTTATTCAAAACGAAATAAGCTCAAGTAGTAAATTTTATAATAGCAACGCAGCCAACCCACAAGGCGGCGTTGGTCAAACTCCTCAAATAGATGTAAATTTTTCTTATACTTTGAGTATAATGTCGCGTAATGATGAGGCTTCTAAGTCAAATGTAGTTTATGTAAAACCAGAATTTAAATCCAAGGTTTTTCAAGACCAGACCTATCTTAATGTGGAATTTGAAAAGATGATTGTACAATTATTGGAAAATAATTCATTTGATTATACCAATAACTTTGATGTTGAGGTATTTAAAATTGATGACAACAATGTGAATAAAATGCAACAATTAAAATTTTTACCACGAGGATCTAACATCAAAAATAATCTTTTAGTGGATGAAGAAACAGTGAACAATGTTATGGTTGACAAAAACTATGTAGAATATTATTTTAATCTCTTAGTGGATGATGAGATAGCAGTAGCAGATATCTGCGAAGGCGTAACTCAATTAAAATCTGAAAATGTTTTTGTTGACCTTGATGTCGAGTGTCCTGATTTAGTTGGGCGAGATATTAATATTTATTCCTCTCGGATCACACCAGACGACATCGAGGATTGTGACTAATGTTATTAAAAGAAATAGGAGCCGAGAACTTACCTAATGCTTACTTTAGATCTTTGGAGATTAATGATAACGGCCCAAACACTTTAGTTCGTATAACAATAATTTTAAAAGACATCCGCAAAGATAGAATCTTTCAATGGATTGACGATCCTATTTTATATAACTATCTTAGTTTAACATTGGTACAATCATCTAATGTGGCTTTTTCTGATAGTATTACAGATGGTACTTATACTTTAAATAAAAGCGACTATTCCTCATCCCCGATCTTCTCAGAAGAAGCAGTACGATCACAAATAAAAAGTGTTAAAATTAACGGAGATGTCGAAAGCTTTTTTTCTCACATTGATTCCGACGGTAATGATGTTTATGAAATACCCTATACTTTTGATATGCTCATTCCAAATGATGATTTACAAAACATTACTTACTTTGCGGCGGTTACAGTAGACTTTGGAGATTTAGTTCAAAAATTCCCAATCGATGCGACAAAAAGTGATTACATCTTTTATCAAGGCCCTATCTCTTCCGAAGTTGTGTTCAGCAATTCACGAGTAACAAAAAAGAGTTTCGTCTTTTTACTTCCAGATGGAACTTACTGGAACGGCCCCGTTCATGTACACAACGACCAATTCATGGCTGGAGCTTTTCACAGTACAATGCCTCATCCAGTTTTAGAACAAAAAGAAATTGTTAATTATAAATTAAAAGATAGACGAGAAAAGAGCGTTAAAGAAAAAAAAGTTACCTACAATGATAATCGTAATGATTATTTTGGAATTCCCTCTGATACTTTTGATCAATTTGGGAACTTAAAGATTGTATTTCCTGTGGACATGTATAATGTTTATCGCAAGACCACTAAATATGGAAATTTAATTTTCAACTTAAGTCCTTCGCTATTCGCTAAATCTATTGAAAATTTTGAAGTTAAATATGTAAAAATCCTTAGATCTTATGCTAAAAGATATGAATATAAAGACGCTTTTTTAACTAGTGGAAAAGATTTTACTGTAAGTGGAGACTCCACGGAAGTCTCACTAATAAAATCCGGCAAGTTGATTATAGATAAAGCAAACCAAGAAACTTCTATTGTTAAAACATTCGGGAATAAAAGTAATAATTTACAGACTTTTAACGCTGACTTACAAAAAGTTGACCTGTTATCCGATAGATTTAAATTTTATTCTTATACTGATTATGAATTTAAAGATATAAAGTATGGGAAATATGCTTATCAAATTGAACTCCACTTTATTGATAGAACAAAAGATTTTTTAGCTTCTTTATTGGAGGCTTATAGATTAGATATTGTTATACTTCAAAGATATTATAACCGCTCTATAAAAAAGGGAGTGTTTAGTACTTTAACTAATACATTTAGTGATAAATTCATACTAATAGAAACTGGAACAGAAAATGAAATAGCATGGAACAAGCCCATTGCTAATTATTTAGATCTACTAAATTATTTAAATATTATAACACCAGATCAACGAGTGGTAATGAGCCATGACCTTTTTAATTCTATTAATCCAAAATCTGGATCACCCGGTGGAATATTATCCTTTATCGAAAATTACCAAAACCAAGCAGGAATCTTCCAACGAAGATTTGATTTAAATAAAAAAATGGGAGCATTTCAGGCAGCTTCCTCAAGAAAAGAAACTTTTGTGGCAAACTGGCCACAGACAATCAAAATAAGTTATTTATACCATAAAGTTTTTACATCAAATAATTTAAATATTGGTTATAATATAATTGATTTTAATGAAAAACAAAAAAATCTTGTACAGCTAAGCAGAAAGAAATTTGGTGAAAGAATAGATTTTGAAAAAGTGAGGTTTTTCCGTTCAGACCCAGCCTTAGAACAAGCTGATAAACAAATTTTTACTAATGAAGAATATTCAGCCCTAATGGACACCAATACTTATGTTAGCTCTTATATGAGCCCTATTGGTTTAAGAAACAAAGCAATGATGATTGACCTTTCGCGTACTGATTTGGTTGATGACACCAATCTAAACCAAGCCCTTAACCAAATTGAATCAGTTAGCGCTATTTTAAATCCAGTCAATACCAATATTATAAATCCACAATTATTACAAGTGGTCAGCACTTCTCTCGTCAATGATACCATAAATTATGCTTACCCTCCTGTCGCTAACTATTTGGGCAGCGGCTCTTTAATAGAAGGGGTTGATTTTCAATTTACCTTAGAAGAACTAGAGACAAATCAAATACCATATGTTAATAATAAATTATTATTTCCTATGGTGACTCCACCAAGACAACAAACATTTATTAATAGTTTTGATTTAACTAAGAAAGACAACAATATTTATAACCTCCTTAGAAACAAAAACGACAATACTCTTTCTAATATTAGAAAAATGCCTAATCACATTAAGGCCATTATTAGTTCACGGTCAAATACTATCCGCGCAACTGTACTTAACTCACCAGTTGATTTGTTCGCGAGTGATGAAACAGCCAATAAAATGATGATACAATACTTTGCGATTCAGATAATAGAATTTTTTGATGGATATGAGTTTGGTCTTGATGGCGAGCCACTTATGAATAAGCCCGTGTGGAAAATGTTAGATAAAAATGCTTTTGATACGCTTAAAAATAAGAAAGTCCTTTGTAGAATGCGAAGATATTCCGATGAAATAATTGGGATTAAATTGCCTGATTATTTAGAATTACAAGTTTTTAATAAGATATTCGTTTTAAATGTGGAAGATCCCGAAGAACCTTTAATAGAAAACGCAGAGAATAATTTATTGATTGGCTTTAATGAAAACCGAGATACCCCGCTTGATTATACAACAAGCAATGTTGTAACACAATCACGGAAAATCAAAGGAACTTTTAATGACCCAGCCATCCAGTCGGCCCCCGAAGATACAACGCCCACCCAAACTCGACAAGGCAGAAGGACACGCGGAAGAAATCAAAGAAATAATACAACGAGGCGATACTAATGGGAAAAGTAAATTATAAAATTTATGCGGTGGATACAGACTATAGTGACTTTTTTCAAGCAGCTATTAATTTAAGACAGCAAAAAAAGCAAGTTTCTCCTGTTAATACCACTTTTGTAGATGCCGATAATGTATTACAAAAAATTAATATTGATTTTCCAAGCGGAAGAGAGAGTAATACAACTCCTTCCTATGGTGGTCTTTTGGAGACTATTGAAGTAAAGGCCATACCCGGTGCCTTCGTTACTAAACATCAATTTTTAAATTATTTTGCTTCACGAATTTCTGGAAGTTTTTCTAATCATTATTTAGAAATGAATATACCACAAAAGGTTGCGTCCAATAATAGTTCTGATTTTTCATACTCTTTAAAATCTAGCTACAATTATTATGTGCGTAACTACGAAGAACAAATTATTAATAAGTCAGAGAGAACATTACCTAATTATTATGTTCAAGATAGTATTCACGAAAATAATAAAGCATTCATTCGTCCCAATATTGAGGAAACATTTAAGTTAATAGGAAATAAGATTTCTATTAATTATCCTGCTCGGAACAATGAAGAATTGGAAAATATTATTATTTCCGACTCTAAATTTATCCAATCAAAGGCTGAAGAATATCCTATGTATATTGAGGGATCTTTTTATAATGAAGTAAGAGATAATGCCTTTGAATTTCTAAATGAATCTGGACTTATCGATAATTTAATACAAGACTTTAGAAGCGAATCTAATACAACTCAACGAAGTTTTGATATTAATTTTTCTACTGGTGTTTCCAAAGTGGAGACCTTTCCTAATTATAAGGTTTTTTCTTTATTGGGCTGGTTAGAAAACCAAAATTATCAACAGAATGATGGAGATTCCTTGGCGATTAGCCCAAAAGGATACTCAAGTTTTTATTCTTTTAGAATGAAAAAAATGATAATGATTGGTATTATTAAAAACATTGTCAAAAAATATTTAAGAAGTTATGAAGAAGTTTTATCTAATGCTCCCTGTTATAGTCAAGTTTTGTTCTACAAGGTTGATAAATATGTAGGAAATATTATTGGGAACCCCGCACAAACTTTGTGGATTTCATCTCCCGAAGATATGATTTCATTTGTAGACACTCAGATTAAACATCAGCAAATCTATTCTTATGATATTAAGGCTATAACCGTAGTTGTGGGAAATACATATTCTTTTGGCAATATTCGTTTAAGCGACAGCGATAAAGAATTTACAGCGCAAATAGATGTCAACAATAGACCTTCGGTTCAAATAGTAGAAATTCCTTACATCATTGATAGAACATCAGTACTACAGAATCCCCCAATGATTCCCCAAGTTAAGTTCACAACCAAGAAAGACGGAGATCCTTCTTTACAAATAACATTGAACAGAACGATTGGGTCTAGTGACAGCATTTTTCTTCCCATTGAAACGATTGATACAACACAGCGAAATTTGATGGAGCTTACTAAAAATAATTTCTCTTTAGAAAACAAAGTATTTTTTGAATCTGGAGAGTACCCAGAGTACTTTGAAATTTATCGAGTATTCGAGAAGCCTAAATCATACGCCGATTTTACCAACAATAAACTTAAAGATGCGAAAATGTATCTTCAAAAGACTCGACAGAATCCTTCTAAAATAACGGTCAACGATTTCGTAGTTCCTAATCATAAATATTATTATATGTTCCGTTCAGTAAATGCTCATGAACTTAAATCCAATCCAACCATAGTTTATGAAGTTGAGCTTATACGGGACTCTGATGACTCAAAAGTAACTGTGAAGCCCTTTATATTTGAAGACCCTCCCGCTTTTCAAAATACAATTGATTTTACTTCACTTTTTCAAGTGGAACCCGTATTCGAACAGACATTTTTTGATAATGACCAGCCCGGACTATTTAATAAGACCTCGGCTGATGCTACATTAGCAAATGTTAAATTAGGCATAGCTGACGAGAGTATCTGGGGACGCACATTTAAGATTAGAATGACTTCAAAAACAACAGGTAAGATGATTGATTTTAATGTCAAGTTTGATTTATTATTAAGTAAAACAGACAAATAGTGAATACTTTCACATAGAATACTATTTATAAGAGAAATTAGAGAGAGGTAAATTAATGGGTTTTTTAGATAATAGCGGTGATATTATTTTAGATGTAGTGCTAACAGACCTCGGAAGAAAGATGTTAGCTAAAGGCGATGGGTCTTTTAATGTTACTAAATTTGCCGTTGGTGATGATGAGATTAATTATCAATTATATAATACGAATCACCCAAGCGGAAGTTCATATTACGATCTTGAAATTCTGCAAACACCCATTTTAGAAGCGTTTACAGATAATGCTGGCTCTTTAAAAAGCAAGCTTTTAACTATGGAAAATCAAGATTTATTGTTTTTGCCTTCTTTAGTTCTTAACCAAGCAACCGGAATTACCAAAATGGATGTTTCTGGTGCTTTTTTCGTATGCGTTGACCGAAATACTGAGGACAATTCAGCCCAAGGGTTAACAACTTCCGTTGGCTTTAATGCCGATGGGCTTTTACGAACAGGATTTATACTTGGGGAATCATTAGGTTCCGGTGCTGAGACTAGCAATTATGTTAGAGTAGATCAAGGATTAAATACCACTCAGGTATCCCCACGACAAAATCTGTCTCCATCTCTTGTTGAGACTGATTACATGTTACAAATTGATAATAGACTCGGAAGTATTATTTCGAAAGACGGAGTTACAAAAGCCGTTCCAGATTATGTTGATGATGATAACATTGCTTATTATAGCCTTTCGCTTGGAACAGATCAAGTATTTGTAAAACAAAATACTTCTACTGAAGTATCTGTTGATCAAGCCATAAACGGTCCCCGTGGAACAATTCTTGAATTTTCAATCGGCGCATCATTAGAATTAAATACAAGCACCTATTTGTTTACTCAATTGGGGTCAACGACGACATTGGAAAATGCTGGTGGCACTGGTACTACAACCAAGTTCATTGATTCTATTATTAAATGTACAGGCATGACAACGGGATACACACTTGATATTCCTCTTCGGTTCATCAAAATATAGGATTAAACAATGGCCAATATCTTTAAACAAATTAAACCAGACGACAGAGTTTCTACTCGGACTTTATTACATGAAGCAATCCCGCTAACAGGAACTATTGTTCAAGGAACTTATGGTACTTTCCCTAATGAGGAAAATATTAAGAATTATGGACATGGTATGTTTCAATCAGTTTATGATTATCCCTATCTTAGTTCTTCTGCTAACCACATTTTTGATCTTAGTGTTGGCTATGCTAACCAAAGCCCCTTATCTTCTACTGTTTTAAGTACCCACATACAGCAATCAAAGAAAGTAAATATGTATAATGAAATGGCCCAAGTTGCCGTTGGTTATAATATTACTGGTGGTATCCTTCAATTTGACGAGGACGGAGATATCCTTGCTGGTGGCAATAAAATCCAGTCAGGCTATTTTATAAACCTTACTAGACTTTTGATGAAAGACGAAATTAAAAAAGGAAGCTTTGCTTTAACTCTTGGTCTAGAGGCTGCTTATGCTACATCTAATGAGACCAAAGCAATTATAAAAGACTTCGGTGGCGTGAATGATTATCGAGTCAATTCTCCTTTGGGAGAATACGGGCTTCTTTATGCGACAGCCTCAGTTGATGATAACGCCCTCATTGATGAAACCACAGACCAATTCAACTCCACATACAAAGCGTCCGTATGTGGGCTTATTTATTATCAAGCAGGAATTGTTGTATTGAGCGGATCGCTCTTCAACGATTTAGCTGTAGGTGGGCTTCTTAAAAACAGTGCCGGTTCATGTGTTATGTCTACAGCAGCAGGTGCCGCAGCAGCGAGAACAATTAGCGAAGCATTGACGGGATCAAGCATTAGTAGTTCAGCAGATAACTTGAGACATCGATTTGATAATCTACAATTTAATAATACTGTTGAATTAAACTCAACCATTTATTTTTGTCGAATGAATCACAACGAATTTAATTATTCAGGAAACCCAACTTACTTATCAAGCTCTCAGATAAGAGTTAAGCAAGTTTCAACAGATCAACCAGTTTCTTATGTTACTACGGTTGGCCTTTATTCGGAAAACAACGAGCTTCTTGCTGTTGGTAAATTAAGTGAACCATTAAAGAAAACACCGGCAAATGAATTCACAATCCGAACGAGACTCGACTATTAAGATGTTATGTCATTTTATAAATTCACCGATGATGATTTATTTACAAACACTATAAAAGCATATCCAGAATATTCTTTTTATGTCAAAGATGATGTTGTTTTAGTTAACAACGAACCAATCCAATCAGGAGCCTTTTTATCTAATATTTATGGCGTTCCAGATGGTTATGTATCGTTGTATGAATATAACATTGATCGCCCAACTGGGCAGCGCATTTATCCCTTTATGTATAAAGATGGATTAATGAATACATTTAAAAATTATTCAACAGCATCTTATAGAGAAGCACAAATGGGTGCTGTTATAACCTCCTCCTATAACATGTCCTCCAGTATAACTCGGTATTATTATGCTGCCGTGTCTAGTGGTTCAACCAGACGAAAGTTATATACTTTACAAAACACTTTAAATTATTATAAGTATATCTCGCCTTATTATGCGTATTCTTCTTCGTTCTCGAACAAAAACTCGCTCAATACAAACTTCATTTCTATACCGTCGATTCTCTATGGCTCTACGATTAAAAAAGGATCAGTGTCACTAAAATTTTATATTTCTGGCACTATGTTGGCAGAGTTACAAGACACTAGATATAACGGAGATTTAATTCAAGTCTCGGGCACCACCGGTTATGCCTCAGCCAATGATGGAAAAGTCGCAGGTTCTATCTTATATAAAGAGGGCTTTATTATTTTAACAGGCTCGTGGGACCTAGCCAAGGGCGCCTACGATTTCTTAGGCAGCGGCTCATCAAATTATGTAACTTCTTCATGGATTCATTTTGGTGCTGGAGCAAACGATGGAATTAGCCGAGATGCTGATTTTGGATCTGCTAGCTTCTCTATTGATTATCAAGGAACTCAGACTATTCAAACGATGACAATGCTAGCTCACGCAGACCCAGCGCAGTTAAACTATTCTAATAACCCAACTTTTTTAAAGTATGACCAGTCAAGTTATCGTGGCGCAATGACTGGAAATTATCAGTTCGCTGAGAGATCAACTGTCTTGAGCAATAATGTAGATTCTTCTTTTACGGATGTTGTGCCACAGTTTGAACAGATTACTTACATTTCTAAAGTAGGAATTTACGACGATAATAGAAACTTAATTGGAGTTGCGAAATTAGCAACACCAGTAAAAAAGACTATAAAAAATAATTATACTTTTAAACTAAAGTTGGATATATAAGTTATGGGGGTGTAGCTCAGTTGGGAGAGCACTTGCCTTGCACGCAAGGGGTCAGGGGTTCGAGTCCCCTCATCTCCACCATTTTTAAAATTTGCGGGTGTAACTCAGTGGTAGAGTCTCTGGTTGCCAATCAGATTGTCGCTGGTTCGAATCCAGTCACCCGCTCTTTTAAAATAAAAACTTGACAAACTTAGTATAACATGTTATATTATTATTATGAATAATAATATAATCCTAGGTATTGATATTAGTACCTCTCGCATTGGCATCGCAGCAGTGACCCCAGACGAAAAACTAATATACTGTGACACAATCACATACAAGAATAAAGAACTTTCTCTTGAAGACAAAGCGGTATTGTTCGAGAACACATTAAAAAAGATTTTAAAGATAGAAAAGCTCAACCCAATTGCCGTATACATTGAGGAGCCATTCACAGCCTTTGGCGGAGGCAAGACCTCTGCTAATACAATGGCCAAACTCCAAAGGTTTAACGGAATGTGTTGTCTCGCGACAAGAAAGATCTTTGGTGAAGACTCCACTCTCCTACCAGTACGAACCTGTCGTTCTCTCAATGAGATTAAGATCCCCCGAGGATCAAATACAAAGCAGTTAATTATTGATTGGGTCTCAGCCAAATATCCAAAAGACTTTACATATGAGCTAACTCGCTTTGGTAATCCCAAGCCCGGCACAAATGATAAGGCCGATGCGGTTGTTGTTGCATTAGCAGGAGCAAAAAAGTTTAAGGAAACCACTTGACAAATAAAAGCACTGTGTTATATTATTAATAGAGGTGCTTAATGAGTGAGAAAAGAAAGATTATAAATGATATTCTTGGATCAAGTTATAAATCAAAAGATGAACATCTTTATTCTTGTCCTTTTTGTAATCATCATAAGAAGAAACTTTCTATTAATTTCTCAAAGAATTATTGGAAATGTTGGGTTTGTGACGCTCGTGGTAAAAACATCTACCGCATTGTTCGTCGATTTGGAACTTATGATCAACGACAAAAATATCTTCTTCTTGATGGACGGCTTGATCTCACAGAGTTTGATAACTTTTTTGCTGAGATTAACGATGAAGAGATTAAACAAACAATCTCATTACCAGATGAATTTGTTTCTCTTTGCAACAAGCGCCTCCCATCGTCTTCAAGGAAGGCTTTAAAATATTTAAATTCTCGGGGCATAACCCAGAAAGACATAAGAAATTGGAAAATTGGATACAGTACAGGAGGTAAATATGGGGGCCGGATTATTATTCCCAGTTATAATTGGGAAGGTGATGCTAATTATTTTATTGCTCGTTCTTTTCTGGGCGATTGGAGACGATACTTGAACCCACCAGTAGGCAGAGATATTGTGTTTAATGAACTTTATGTTGATTGGGATGAGGAAGTTGTGTTAGTTGAGGGCGTTTTTGACGCTATTATCGCAGGTTCCAACGCAATACCCATTTTAGGGTCTACTTTGCGTGAAAACTCTCGCTTATTTCAACAGATTGTGTTAAACGATACTCCAGTCTACTTAGCACTTGACAAAGATGTTGAAAGCAAAAGGAATTGGATAATCAAGTCCTTTTTGAGGTATGACATCGAGTTGTATATAATTGACACATCTGATTACGATGATGTTGGCTCTATGACTCGTGAGCAGTTTCTTGAAAAGAAAGAGAAAGCAATCTTGGCAGACTTAGATGAAATAATGATTTTTGACAAATTAAGAGCAATTTAATGGAAGTAGGAGATTTGGTTACAATTAACAATGATTTTAGAAATCCTAAGTTAACATACTATTTAACAGCCCAGCATTCATTTGATGATATAGGAATTATAACATGTGTTATGGTTTATTCCTGTACGGTTTACTGGATTAATAAAGAGGTTTCAACATCGATTGCTAAACCAATTTTAATGAAAATTTCTTGACAAATTATAACCAATCGGTTATATTATAAACACTCAACAAAAGGAGACTAGAATGAGTATTTTACTTTATAGCATGTTGTTTGCATGCTCAGGCGACAAAGCCGACGACACAGCAGTTGCTGATGAACCAGCAACCGAACCAGCGACAGAGCCTGCGACAGAGCCAGCAGTAGAACCAGTTGATTCTGGAGACACAGGCGAAGATACAGGTGCTGAAGATACAGCACAAGACTCAGGAGGTGAATAATGAGTATTTTACTATCAATCCTAATCGCATGTGGCGGAGACGCTACTGAGACAACTGAAGTTGCGGAAACAACCACGACGGAAACAACCATAGTTGTTGAAACAACAACAACTGATAATGGTGGAACCGAAGAGGTTACAACTGAAACAACTGGTACTACTGAAACCGAAGGTGTAACAACCGTAAATGAAGGTACAACAGAAGTCACCAATGGCGATAACGAAACTACAATAGTTAACGAGTAGTTTATAGGGTTAGCGGCTCCCTTCAAAAGCCGCTCTTTTTTTATGGAGAACAAATGAAAGAAATCAGTGACGGAAATTTTATATCAGCAATCAATAACCAAGACTTATGTGTTGTTGACTTTTATGCGAATTGGTGTATGCCATGTAAGATAATGGATAAGGAAGTAAGCCATATCGATGAGACTAACGCAGATATAGGCGTTTATAAATTTAATGTTGATAAAGGCGTAGGAGTTTGGAGTAAAGTAAAAGAAGAATTTTCAGTTCGTTCTATACCTTTTCTAGTTTTTTATCGTAATGGAAAGCCTATACACTCGGCAGTTGGATATAAAAATGCAGCCCAAATTCAAGAAATACTTGACAACCTTTCCTAAACAGGATACATTATAGATAACAAAGGAGAACTTATGCTAGCTTGCCATATTAGTGACACACATATACGAAACTTAAAATACCACTGGGAATACAGGCAATCTTTTGCCGATCTATACAACAAATTGCGAGACCAAAAACCAGATGTCATTATCCATACGGGAGACATCGCACACACAAAAACTCAACTCTCTCCGGAGTATTTTGAGCTAACAGCAGAGTTCTTGTCTACATTGGCAGACATTGCTCCTGTAATTATAATCGCAGGTAACCACGATGGAAACCTCAAGAACCCAGATCGCCAAGATGCGATCACACCTATCGTAACTGCTCTTCAACATCCGAACTTAACATTTCTTAAGAATTCCGGTGAGTACCAGTTTAACAATGAAATCACATTCAATGTCCTCTCTGTCTTTGACCGAGAGAATTGGGTTCAACCCACAGATTTATCAAAAATCAACATTGCTCTTTACCATGGTTCCATCTCAGGATGTGAGACAGGACAAGGCTTTAAAATAAGAGATGGTGATGATACATCCGAAATCTTTAAGGATTTTGATTATGCCTTCCTTGGCGACATTCATAAACCACAGGTTATGGATAGAGAAGGTCGTGTCAGATATGCTGGTTCGACTTGCCAACAGAATTATGGCGAAGACCCACGAAAAGGTTATCTTCTTTGGAACATTCAAAGCAAAGATGAATTCTCCGTAAGGCACGAGGTTCTTGTTAATCCAAGGCCATTTCTTACAATCAACCTAACAGAAGATGGAGAACTACCAGAGACACACATTCCTCCGAATGCTCGGCTTCGTGTTGTATCACGATATAACATTCCGCTTACAAAGCTAAGACAAGCAGTTGATGCCGCAGAAACTAAGTGGCGACCATTCAGTGTTACTTTTGTAAACAAAGGCGCAGGTTCTAACAGCCAGAACCAAGGCATGCTTGCCGATGGTCGCTTTGAAAATCTTAGAGACATTCAGGTTCAAGAAGAGATGATTGAAGAATTCCTTGCCGATAAAGAGTTGGGTGAAGGAGTATTAGAGAAAGTCCTTGAGCACAATAAAAACTATAATAGAATCGCAGAGGAACAAGAAGATGTCTCTCGTAATGTTATATGGTCCATTAAAGAAATGCAATGGGATAATCTTTTTAACTACGGAGAGAAGAATAAGATTTCTTTTGAAAACCTCAACGGAATCGTCGGGATCTTCGGAAAGAATTATTCAGGCAAGTCCTCTATTGTGGATTCCGCTCTCTATTCTATCTTCAACGATACATCCAAAGGTGAGCGAAAAAATGTCCATGTTATCAATCAAAATAAAGACCAAGCCCGAGGCCGTATTGACATCCAAGTTGGTGACAACCTCTATAGAATTACCCGCGATTTGGCAAAGATTACCTCTAGTTCGAACAAAGTATCAGCCAAAGTGGAACTTGACTTTGCTGTCTTTGATGGCACCGAATGGCAACCATTGAATGGAACAACACGCAATGAAACTGATGCTAATATTAGAAGACACTTCGGGACCATTGAAGATTTTCTTTTGACCTCGATGGCTTCTCAGATGGACTCTCTGTCTTTTGTTAAAGAGGGCTCGACCAAACGAAAAGAGATTCTCGCAAAGTTCCTTGACCTTGATTTGTTTGACGCTAAATTTAAATTAGCAAAAAAAGATACAACGGAAACAAAATCTGTTATCAAGCATCTTCGCTCAATGAATTGGGATCTTGAGATTCAGAAGAAACAAGACATTCTTGATGATATCGAGATTGATATTATAGCAAATAATACAAGATGTAAACAAATTGATTCTGATCTTACGCTCACAAGCGCAGAACTTAAAGCACTAGAAGAGGCAATTAACGCAATCCCTGCTGAAATTATTGATATTAATAAAGTTAACGCATCGATTGCTAGAAAGCAAGATCAAATAGCATCACTGACCTCTAAAAACTTCGCTTTGATGGCTAAAACTTATGATAATAAGCAAACTTTATCACAAGTAACTACCTTCGTTGATACATTCGACCTTGAAGTACTGAACCAAGAAAAACAAAGGCATAATGACCTTGTTTGTGAAAAATCTTCAAATTCTTCGGACATTCGTGGACTATCTACCACAATTTTAAACGAGGAGAAGAAAATGAAACTCCTCGATGGCATACCCTGCGGGGATTCTTTCCCAACCTGTAAATTTATTGCTGATGCCGTAAAAGCTCAAGAAGGAATATCAGATTTGAAAGAGAGAATGGCAAACTTAAAAATGGTTAGCGAAAACATCGAAGCCAAAATTTCAACTCTCAACATTGATGAGGTTGAAGAGAAAATCGCTTCTTATTATTCAATCGTATCTCGCAAAGAGAATTTACAAACAGAAATTGAACGAGACGAATTACAAGTCGAGAACAATAAAAAACAAATTAAAATTATAAATAATGATCTTGAAACCCTTTTCTCAACTCAAAGTCTCTATGAAGAAAATAAAGAAGCCATTGAAAATAAAGAGTCATATCTCACTCAGCGAGATCATTATGTCCAAAAGAAGCAACATCTTCAAAAAGAGAATGAACAATGTAAAGTTTCTCTTCAAGAGTTTTATATTGAGAAAGGCTCAACGCAACAAGCCATTGATGGTTATACTGAGCGAAAAGCAGAGCTTGAGGACAAAGAAAAAGAATTCATTGCTCAAGATTTGTTTCTAGAATGTATGCATTCAAACGGCATTGCCTACAATGTCATTCGTCAAATGCTTCCGGTCCTTAACGAAGAGATTGCCAAAATCTTAACCAACATCGTTGATTTTGAAGTATTCTTTGTTGACAACGGAAAATCATTAGACATCATGCTTAAGCATCCCAAATACGATGGAAGACCATTATCAATGGGCTCTGGCGCCGAAAAGACATTATCAGCAATGGCAATACGATTAGCTCTGATTTCAATAACAAATTTACCAAAATCAGAATTATTCATCTTAGACGAACCAGCAACAGCTTTAGATCAAGAGCATATGGATGGTTTTATTAAAATGTTAGAAATGATCAAATGTCAATTCAAGACTGTCTTATTAATCTCGCATCTAGATTCTCTTAAAGATTGTGTTGAACAAACTATTGATATACAAAAGAAAGATGGCTATGCTTTTGTAAATATTTAAATACGGCTTTACTTCTTATAAATGACTATTTAGTGTAAAATAAGGGTATGCTTACAATGAAAATAACAAAAGAAGAACTTTCTAACATTATCAGAGAAGAAACAGCAGCTTGTCTTGCAGAATATGAAAAAGAGAAAGGTGCTGACGGCAAAGCTTGTTGGGACGGCTATAAGCATGCTGGAACCGAAGATGGAAAAGATAAATGCGTCAAGATGGAAGAAGCAGAAACCATAGATGAAGAAACCGACAAAGATCGTATGGCTTGTAATAAACCTCGTTATATAAAAAAGGGTGAACCGGGCCACGGTAAGAAGCAAAAGGTTGTAAAAGCTTGCGATAAGGGCAAAGAAAATATTGTTCGTTTTGGTGATGCTAACATGAGAAACAATAGTGATAAACCTAAAAATAAAACAAACTTTAGAAAAAGACATAATTGTAAAGACAAAAAAGATAAAACAAAAGCTGGCTATTGGTCATGTAAGGATTGGTAAAATGAAATTAACAAAAGAAGCTTTAAAGCAAATAATCAAAGAAGAACTTGAAGGAGTTCTTGAAGCGTATATGGGACCAATGGGACCACGAGGAAGAGGCGGCTATAAGCCATCGGGTCAACAAGCACGAATGGCCCCTGATCTAGCCTTCAAATTATTATCTTTCGGATGGAATGAGCTTGAGGAAGATCAAAGGCAAGAAATAGAAGCCTTGGCGAAAAGGCAAGCCGACATTGGCAAAACTAAACTTCGTGATGCTGTCGCGAAGGCGAAGAAGCCAGAAGTGGAAGAAGGTATGCTGGGGAAATTTAGAGATGCTATCATGGGACCTGAAACTGAAAAAGATAAGAAGGACGCAAAAGTCCGTCAACAAAAGATGCAAACTAGAAAAACGCAAACCCCGTCTTCAAGCATGAAGCTCCGTGGTCCATTTGAAGAGGACAAAAAATAATGGATAAAGAACAAATAAAAGAACTTGGTGAAAAAGCTAAAGAAGAACTCAACGAACTCAAGGAAGATGTCAAAGAACGACTTGAGAGCGATGGAGTTTCTCTAGCAAAAGAAAAAGTCAAAGAGGTTGCTAAAAAAGTATCAACTAAAAATTCTTTGTTAGACAAAATGCTTGGGAAAATTATCTCTCGTAAATTGCTTGTATTTGTTACAGCAACTGTACTTCTCGCACAATACGGCCTTGATCCAGACACTTGGGGAATGATTGCTATTGTTTATATCGGCGGACAATCTGTCGTCGATACAATGAAGATGTGGCGACATGGAAGATAATGAACCTACTCAAGCTTCGTAAGTACTGGCAACTTACTTGCTCTTTTGCCAAAGCGCATTGGAGAGGGTTAGTTGTGGGTGCTGCGATGTTGCTGTGCTATTTCTACGGAAAGAAAGTAGAAAAGAAAATGAAGTTAGATAGAGCCATGGCCTTGGCTCAATGGGATAAAGACAAAAAAGAAATTGAAAGATCTTATGAGTCTGAAATGGCCAAGAAAGCCAAAGCCAAAGAAAAATATGATGCCGCCATGCTAAAGGCCGAAGAAGCTAGAAAAAATGCAACCGATGAATTTGACAGAGTAAAGGCAGCAGAATTAAAGAAAATGATTAAGAAAGCCAAGTCCGACCCTGATGAGATTGATCGAATTCTTGAGGACAGCTTAGGGATAAAGAAAGTATGATTTTATTATTATGGGCATCTCTTGCTTGGGGCGAAGCACAATTCACCCAACTAGAAGAAGGTGATGTTGCTCCGTTTGCTGGTCGCTTATTGAACGATGAAGCAATTTCAAAGCTTTTAGTAGATCAACAATTAGCTGGCGATGAATGCCAAATTGCGGTGGACTATGAGCTAGACATTGCTATGGCTCAATGGAGCTATCGAATGTCAATTCAAGAGCTAACCCTTGAAGGAAAGATCGAAAGATCAGAAGCTCTTGTTGAGTCTCAAAAAGAACAAATAGTATATCTCCAACAACAAGTTAAACCAGCGAAGCCATTTATTTGGATCACAACGGGATTTATCGTTGGAACATTATCTTCGTTAGGAATTTACCATTCTGTTAAGGATTAGCCATGAGAGTAAAAATAAAAAGAAATATTAAAGAAGGCCCCAAAGAACTGACTCCGTTTAAGCTTTCTAATACACAAGACAAGATAGCCAAACAGATAGAAGAGTTCTATGCGAAAAAGAAAAGATACAGCGGCATTGAAGAGATAGGCGAATGGAAAGGCTATGAACTTCGCAAGATAGTTGGTAAATTTGATAATACACACAGATGGTTCTTATACGATGATGGAGAGCCAAAACTTTTTGTTAAGTTCTCCGGCTATGGCGATCCACAATCGTCAGAGTATGGATTACAAATAAATAACATCCGCAAGACCAAAGGTGCTGAAGGTGAATTCAAAGCTAGTGATTTCTATAAGTTCCTCATGGAACAAGAAGATATAAACCCAAATGGTATCTTATACAGCGATAGCCAACAAACTCCCGGCGGTAAAGAAATTTGGGATAGACTGAGAGCAGACTCTCTGAGAGCAGACTCTAAAATTGATTTTAAAGACCTCGGCAATGTTTATCGAGCGAAATTTAAGGCAGAAGAATCATGAGAATAAAAATAATAAGATCATCTAGCAAACTTGCATGCCCAAAGGCAACACAAGATTTAGAATTAAATACAAAAAATAGAGATGCTTCTATTGAAGCAGAGCACATACAATACGGACCTCTAAACTTGACTGACGAAGGCTATTGGGAAAGAGCAGCAGATCATTGGAACACCGATGTAAAGACAGCCAAACAATCATTGTGCGGCAATTGCGTTGCATTTGATATTAGCCCTCGTATGGAAGAGTGCATGCCCGGTGAAGTATCTGACGGAGATGGAAAACTTGGTTATTGTTGGATGCATCATTTCAAATGCCATAGTGCTCGCACATGTTACACTTGGGCCGATGGTGGTCCGATAAAAGAAGATAAAATATCAAATGATTGGCAGAAAAAATCGGAGGACTAATGTCGAAAGATCCAAATTATGTTGTAAAAATAGAACAAGCGATAGCTGAAAAATACGGTGAAGAAACAATCCAAAATCCTAAAAAAACTTGGACCGATGAGAAAGAAAAACAATATATATCTCAGCTTAAGGATTTTTATTCTCCATCTGGTAGCGATGAAGAATTTGAGAAGAAAGAAATAAATGGTGTTTTAATACCAAAAAAACTACTTAATAGTGATTCTAATCGCTCATGTCCTGTTTGTTCTGTTTATACTACTAAATCACAAGACGATCTTTATTTTACTAAGTTTAGTTGTTGTTTTAAGTGTTATGTACAATGGGTAGAAGGCCGAGAAGAAAGATGGAAAACCGGCTGGAGACCAAGCAAATGAAACTTACAACAAAAATTCTTAAGCAAATGATTGCTGAAGAGATGAACAATGCGGCACCTATTAAAGAAGGTTATAAAGAAGCCTTGGGTGAATTTCAAAATTTAGTACAAGAGTACAGCCTTAGTCGCGAAGACATTCTTGGAATAGCTGATATGCTTTTCCCTATAGACGAACAGCAATTGTCCGAGGGTATGGAAAATATTACTCCTGAGAATTTAGAACTTGTTCTGGATGCCGTAGTAAAAATGGCTGGTATTTTTGGACCAGCAATTATGGCTACTGTAACAGGGTCAGCAGTTTATAAACAAATCATGGGACGGAAAGCTGAAATTGATCAAGAAGCCGGATTAGATGAAACGAAGGTTAAAGAGGAATTATAATATGAGTTCAACAACATTAGAAATTATACAAGGTCTTGCTCAAGCAGCCTCAAGAGCATACGATGGCGCTCATGTCGCTGATTACAACGACGATGGCCGTGAAAGATCTGCCGGTCTCAAAAGAGAAGAAGGAAACCCAATTATTGATAGTCGTGTTATTGATGGTTTCAAAGTTCGCTTTTCTGGTCCAACGATGATCTTAACCTATCAGTCTGAGATCAAACTGAAAGAAGTTTATGCTGGTGGGTTTGAAAACGACATCGACAGACAACTAAACGAAATCAAAAAGTTTTTACAAAAAGAATATAAAGTTATAACAGGCAACCCAATCACATTGACTAAAGATGGAGAAAGCAATATTCTTGTTCAATCTTCATCTCGTGTACACTCTTGGGTTCAAGCGACCCAAGTTTATAAAATTGGTAAAATTGATGCTGAAGGAATTCTTCAGCCATCTGAGCCAACAGTTCGTGAGGTCACAAAGAAGTTTTTAAAACAAGCAAAAGCTAAACGACCGAGCAACGATACAAGGAAATAATGGGATTTGAGTTATCAAAGAAGGAAATTGTAAAGGAAATTGTAAAATCTGGTAAAGATCCGGTTTACTTTATAAACAACTATTGTCGTATTTCCCATCCCCTTAGAGGACTGATACCTTTCAAAACCTTCCCCTACCAAGATGATTTGGTACAAGATTTTAATGATTTCCGTTTTTCGGTTATTCTCAAAGCCCGACAGCTAGGCATCTCAACGATTACTGCCGCCTACATTGTCTGGCTTATTTTATTTCACCGTGATAAGAATGTCATGGTATTGGCAACGAAATTTGCCACGGCTGCCAACTTGGTAAAGAAAGTAAAAGCAATGATGAAGAATCTACCAGACTGGATTCGCATCACAGATATCTCAATTGATAACAGAACTTCGTTTGAGTTAACCAATGGCTCACAGATTAAAGCCTCGTCAACCTCTGGTGATGCTGGTCGTTCGGAAGCCCTCTCCCTCCTCGTAATTGACGAGGCTGCTTTTGTTGATGGCCTTGATGAACTCTGGACTGCTCTCTATCCTACTCTATCAACTGGTGGTCGTTGTATAGCCCTTTCAACGCCTAACGGTGTCGGTAACTGGTTTCACAAGACCTTTGTTGATGCTGAGGACAATCAAAACGATTTCAAATCTGTCGTACTCCCATGGGAGGTACACCCAGAGCGAGATCAAGAATGGTTTAGAAATGAAACCAAAAACATGTCGCGTCGTCAGATAGCACAAGAGCTTGAATGTAACTTCAACTCATCTGGTGAAAATGTTCTTAATTCCGAAGATATGGAATGGGTCCACACTTGTGTGAGCGATCCTGTCTATCGGGTAGGCTTTGATAGAAATTTCTGGATTTGGGAGAAGTATCAAGATGATTCTAAATATTTGCTGGTGGCTGATGTGGCTCGTGGTGATGGAGCAGATTATTCGGTTTTTCATATCATCAAGCTTGGGACAATGGAAATAGTTGCGGAGTATCAAGGTAAGCCATCTCTTGACTTATATTCCGACATTCTCTTTGATGCTGGTAATGAATACGGCAAATGCCTTTTAGTTGTCGAGAACAATGGAATTGGCATTTCGGTTTTAGAAAAGCTAATCTTAAAAAATTACTCTAATCTCTACTATTCAATTAAAGGATCGCACGAATTCATCGAGCAACATAAGGCGGATTATGTATCCAATTCAGTTCCCGGCTTTACTAACTCTTCAAAAACTAGGCCACTAATTATAGCGAAAATGGAAGAGTACATAAGAAACAAACTAATTACTGTTAGATCTTCACGACTTTTTCATGAATTCAAGACTTTTATTTGGCATAATGGGAGACCACAAGCAATGCGATCATACCACGATGATCTGGTTATGGCGTTATCAATCGCATGCTGGGTTCGAGATACAGCGATAGAAGTAGACCAACGAGATGTAGCCTATAAGAAAGCAATGATGGGCGGCATGATGATGTCTAAAACTCAAATGCAAACCACCATTAAGGGCCAATCGGCTCATAAAGAAGATTTTTATAATAAGCATAAAGATTCTATACAACAGACTAAAGACTTTGTATGGATTTTTAAAGGATAGAAGATGGCACCACGAAAAAAAACAAGAAATGGTAAAAACCCAAACAACGAAAATAATGAATTATTCAAAGCGCTGACTAGATTATTTTCAGGACCTATTGTAACTCGACGGACTCAAACGGGTCGTGATTTACGACGACGACATTTAGATGTCTACGCCAGTCAGTTCCGTACACCTTCTGGACAACAATTTAAAAAAATTGATCAGTATAGTCCACTAACTCAACTCGGAGCCAATATGGTTGCTAATCGCAACCGATCCGAAAGATATATAGATTTTGACGAGATGGAGTATACACCAGAGATTGCTTCGTCATTAGACATCTATGCGGATGAAATGACAACACACTCAGCCTTACAGCCCATGCTTAATGTTAAGTGTACTAACGAAGAAATTAACTATCTTCTTCAAAACCTTTATCACAAAGTTCTTAATATAGATTACAACCTTTTTGGATGGTGTCGTACCATGTGTAAATACGGAGACCTATTTCTTTATTTAGACATTGATGATAAAATGGGAATCCAAAATGTAATTGGCTTACCTCCTCAAGAGATCGAAAGATTAGAAGGCGAAGATCCTGCTAATCCTAATTATGTTCAATACCAATGGAATTCCGGTGGACTTACCCTTGAAAACTGGCAAGTTGCTCATTTTCGTATTTTAGGTAATGACAAATTTGTGCCTTATGGAACTTCTGTATTAGAACCAGCTAGAAGGATTTGGAGACAATTGATTTTACTTGAAGATGCGATGATGGCATATCGAATTGTTCGATCTCCTGAGCGTCGTGTTTTTAAAATCGATGTTGGTAACATCGCACCTGAAGATGTAGAACAATACATGCAGAAGGTTATGACTCAGATGAAGAGACACCAAGTTGTTGATCCATCAACTGGTCGTGTAGACCTTCGCTACAATCCTCTTTCAATTGAAGAAGATTATTTTATTCCTGTCCGAGGCGGCAGTACCTCAGAAATCTCTAATTTACCCGGAGGACAATTTACTGCTCAGATAGAAGATGTTAAATATTTACGAGACAAACTCTTTTCAGCTTTAAAGGTACCTCAATCATATCTATCGATGGGAGAAGGAGCAACTGAAGATAAAACAACCTTAGCTCAAAAAGATATTCGATTTGCTAGAACAATTCAAAGACTACAGAGAGTGGCTATTTCTGAATTAGAAAAAATTGGAATTATTCACTTATATACTTTAGGATTTAGAGGCGATGATCTTCTTAGCTTTAAACTATCTCTTAACAACCCATCAAAGATAGCTGAACTTCAAGAGCTAGAACACTGGAAACAGAAGTTTGAAGTTGCCGCTGCTGCTACTGAAGGATACTTTTCAAAGCGCTGGGTCGCAGAAAATATGTTTGGAATGTCCGCAGACGAATTTGTTCGTAATCAACGAGAGATTTTCCATGATAAGAAATTTTCTGTTGCTCTTGAAAATGTAGGACAACCAGATGAAGAAGCCGGAGGCGGCGGTGGTGGCCTTGGAGATCTTGGCGACCTTGGTGGAGATGACCTTGGTGGTGATGAAGATTTAGGTGATCTTGACTTAGGTGCTGGTGACGAAGGTGAAACAGAAGATGCTGGTGGTGACGAGGAAACAACCCTTTTAGCCACACCTCCCGCCAACAGAGATGATGGCAAGCGAGGACCTTATAAAAGACACAAATCTTCATATGATAAAGGAAGATTAACAAAGAATTATAAGAATGTCGCTACTTCGGGTGAAGTCCGTGGATCAACCAAAAGAACCACCTTTCCGGGTAAGATGGGAGATAGCGGTCTTGACTCTTTAACTAAAGGAATGTTTGAAGAAATAATAGTGCATGAGGATTTAGAAGAGAAAAAACTATTTAAAACAAACAATGAGATTAAAAGTTTACTAGAAAGCTTAATTATTAGGGATGACGAAGATGAAACATAATAAGAAAAGAAATACCGCTTTTCTTTACGAGTGCTTAGTTAAAGAATTAACAAAGGCAATTGTTAGAAATCAAGATGAAAGAAAACAAAAAATAGTAGAGATACTAAAGAATTATTTTTCATCAGGAACAGTCCTTAAAGAGGAATTAAAAATTTATAGTTCTCTTCTTGAGGGAACAGGTCACACAGATAATTCTCAATCTCTTAGGGTAATCTACGAGATCAAGAAAGATTATGAAAATTTAGATCGCAAGAAAGTCTTCAATGTACAGACTACCTTGATTAAACAAATAAACGAAACATTCACTCCAAAAATCTTTTCTAATTTTGTGCCCAATTATAAAAACATAGCTACTGCTGGGCTATTTTTTAATCAATCAAGGCTCCCTGCCAAAAAGCGACTTTTAATTGAAAAGCGTGTAATAGAGTTTCGTATTGAAAAATTAAATGAATCCAAAATGCAACACATAGACAATCTTACTTATAAGACTTTTGTCAACAAATTTAACGAAACCTATTCCGAATCGTTGAGACCGGAACAAAGAGATTTATTAACTAATTTTATTGTGTCTTTCTCGGACAATGGCTTAGGTTTAAAATCTCATATGAATGAAGAGATAGGAAGATTGAAAAAATCTTTATTAAATCTTGAAAATAATACATATGTCGATAATGCTCAAAAAGTTGTCGATAAACTCAATAATTTTAGCAAAAGGCGCATAGACGAACAAATGCTTAGGGATCTCTTTTACATCCAAGATTTAGTCTATGAGGTAAAGAAAAATGGCAATTAATGTTAAATTAGCAGGTAGTTCCCAACTGCCTCCTCCCGATACTTCAATCAGTGTCTCAATTAATCCTTCTTCGCCTAAAATTGGAGTTGCCTTAAACAACCCAAAAATAAATGAAGTTAAATTTAATTTAAATATTCGTGAAGCAAATAATGGTGATTTAATGATTTTTGATCATCCTGAAATTGATATTGTGGTTATGGTAGAGCAAAAAAAGGTTATGACATTTGCTAAAGATTTAGCAACAGATACAGTTTATGGAACTTCTAGTCGTCTTATGGAAAGACTTCGACGAAAAGGAATACTTCAATTTGACACCATACAGGGTGGGAATATCTATGGTTCTCTAGAGGGAATCATGTTAGAAATGAAAAACACTGAAAAGAAAGATAATTTAATTCCACTAGTTCTCAACCAGATTTCAGAATGGATTGAAGAAGAACGACCGGCATGGGTTAGCATGGAAGATTATGAACAAATGTATGATGATTATTTAACCCATCCTGATGCTGAAGATTCAACAGCACTTGGCAAGGTCCCCGAAAAAGCAGAGAAAGGCTCAATCCGCCCTTACATTTTCGGCGCCTATCCATACGGGGGCTATTACTAGAGATGAATATAAGCTTTTTAGAATTTGACGCAGGCTGGCTTTGGTTTATCCTCGCCGCATACGGCCTCACACAAATTCTTGTTTATGGATCAGTCTTTGATAAAATCCGTCCTGCTAAGGATGCTTATCGTGGCTGGGGTAAAGTTTGGCATTGTCCTATGTGTATGGGTTTTTGGGTTGGTGCCCTTTTATTCACCTTAAACGGCTTTACCGAACTATTTACATTTGATTATACATTCGCAAACTTTTTAATTTGCGGGTGGATGGCATCAGGAACATCGTATTTTTTGAGTATGCTTGTGAACGATGACGGAATAAAGATTAACACTAAGGAGCAATCATGACTAAGAAATGGATGTTACAACCAGTTCGTCGCTGTTGCAGCGGGTCCTAACTCGGGCGGGTAGCGCCCGTTTGAATTTTATGAGAGACTAACAATGAAACTTACAAAAGAAAGACTTAAACAAATTATTAAAGAAGAAATAAGCAAGGTTACTGAAGTATATGGTAATTATATTCCCGGTGAGACAGCACCCGGAAATACTGATATGGGTTACGGCAAGGCTCCGCAAGACGATCTTGAGCCGAATGCTCCACGAGAAATTACTGTTGATGAAAGAGAACAACTAGAATCTATAGTCAGACTAATGACTTCTGATGAGCTTGTAGATCTTATGAGTAAGTTGGATGATGAAACAAAAAAACTTGTAATGAAAGACTTTTTGGGACAATCAGGACGCAACAATGAATTTGGTAATCCAGCTTATGATTTAGAGCGATAAAATGTCTAAGAAACTTTTACAAGAATATTACGAACTATGCCCCGATGGTATGTGTCCCGACCTTCTCACCGAAAGAGAGAAGAAAGAGATCTCCAATGGAGCAATGTATTTAACAGGCCGTAT